AACCTGCGCCACGGCCTACGGTGATGCCCTGGACTGAAATGCTTGAACTGAATGTAGAACTGCCCGTGTAGGTCTGCGTCCCAGCAAACGTCACCGCTTGGCTTGCGTCAATCGTCAAAGCCGTAGTCGGCGTAGCGCCCGTTTGGAACACCAGCGTGCCCGTGGTGTCTGCCGTGACCTTATAGGCCGTGGTGCTTGTGGTTGAACTTGAAATGGTACTCATATGATTACGTGCCTTTGACCCGATGCAATGGTTAAAACCACACCGCTGTTGATTGTCAGTGGGCCAACAGTAAATCCGTTCTGCCCTGTGGAGATTGTCCCGCTTACTGTGGCAGTATCTGCATTAAGAAGCACCGCGCCAATACCGCCGCCAATAGCATTAGCCGTAAATTCCGCCGGGTACGTGACAAACACATCTTTTGTACCAGAAGAAAAACTTAAAGCTGAAGGCTGTGTAGCCGAACTGTTTGATATAACCGTAGTACGGGCAAGAGTTGTACCGGATGTTGAGTACGTACCAATTCCAACTTCCCATTCATTACCCGTCTGACCAGCAATTGTGTAATAGGTAGTGTTGGTGTTTCCAATCACGGCAAAAGACTGAAACCCAGTAGATGCCCCAAGAAGCGTCACCGTTCCAGTACCAGTCGTCGTGGTAGTTTCTTTTACCCGGTCTGCAAGTACGAAAGCCATTTCTTATCCTTAATCCGTCTCAACCAAAGACCAGTTGGATGTCTCTGCGTTGTTTACCAATGTCCAGCCAGCAGATTGAGAATTGTTGACATTTTGCCAGTTTGAGGTTTCGCTGTCATCTACCAACTTCCAGTAGACAGCAATCACGGTCCCAACTGAACCCGTCGCTTGAACACCTGACAGCGCAAAAGACTGTGTCAGCCCAACTAATCCAACGTTTCCAACCGCCTCATCCCCAGTCAGTGCGACTTCTTTGCCGTGGGTTACCGTCCCCGCAATCCCTGATGCCACTACTCCTGTTAGAGCAACCGAAATAGAAGGGGTTACCGTACCAACTTCGCCTATAGCCACATCGCCAGTTGTGGCATCCGACTCGTTGTAGATTACCGTCCCAACATTGCCAGAAGCCACTACCCCTGTTAGCGCGACTACGTTGCTCTGAACTACAGTACCTACAGCCCCAGAAGCCGCAACACCTGTTAAGTCAACAGCGTTGCTTTGGACTACTGTACCAACTGCACCAGAAGCTGAAACCCCTGTTATGGCATTGGCGTGCGTAACATCAACGGTTCCTACATTGCCAGCCGCAGACACGCCCGTCAGGGCAAGCGTGACATCTTGTGCGCCTAACGATGCGTACGGAGCCTGTGCGTATGCGGATATACCAAACATGGCTTACGGCCTACGCCGCCTCCGCATTAAGTTGTTGCTAAACGAATTAACGCCGCCGCAGTTGTATTAGCAGGCATCGTCAAGGTAAAGGTGCCCGCCGTAATCGTTTGCGAACCAAACGTGTGAGCACTGATCGCCTTGTTGCTTTGGGTCGAGTTGTAGATCAACACACAGTCAAATGCTGTGGTCAAAGTCACAGTGGTATAGATAAGCGAAGCGGAAGGCGTAAAGAAAGCTACACCTGCGGTTGCCGAACTGTTGGTTGAAGTTGGAGCCGTTGCGTTCGTTACTGTCACACCACCAGCCGTATAACCTGTTCCAGACACTTCACCCGTGGCCGAATAGACCGTGGTGGCAGCATTGACAGTGGCTGAAGCCAAATACAGTGCCGCTTTGAGCGTGTCTGTAGTGGGCGAGGTCAAGCTGGTGCGTGAGACAAGCGTTGCGGTACCAAGTTGATGCTCACCAAGCATAAGCTGGCTCATAAACGAAGTACACATTGATTGGGTGTTTGCCACGATAGTTCCTTAAAAAGATGCCACTGAGCTAGTGAGCGTTGCAGTTTTCTTCAGGGTCACATGAGCAGAACGATGAACAAGCTCGCCTTCTAACCAGTACTCAACCCATGTCGTGAGTTCGTTGTCATTATCCACTGTGCCGTCCCGCTTTTCAAGCAGAGAGTCGTCCATGTCGCCTTTGGTTGTGGTTACAAGCATGTTGGTCCTTATGAGATTCGTACGATTGCGCTGGAAGCGTCGGCGGCGGGGAAGGTGATTAAAAACGTAGCATTGGCTGTAGTCTTGTCCGCACCAAAGTCCAACACCGCCACGGACTTGTTGCCCTGCGTACTGTTGTAGATCAAAGCGCCACGAGCCGTAATAGTTGAACTTGTCCAAGACGTATTGGAGAAGCTGACAAACGCGGTGGGGATACTTGCGTCGTTGTTACCTGATGTGGGGCCCGTCGAAATAGCCAGCGTGTTACCGCCAGCCGTGTAGCCCGTCCCAACCACTTCGTTAGTCGCTGTATATGCAGTTGTTGCTGGGCCGATATCCGACGCTGCGGTGTACAAGGCAATCTTAAAAGTGTTGGGCGTTGTTGGGCCAAAGTTATGAACCGCCTGAAACAGTTCCACCTTGAAGCTGGTCGTGGATGTCTGAGCTATGGTCATGTGACTGCTTGCCTATATTGACCAGATCGGTAGGCATCCTGACGCTCCATGCCATCACCCAGACGTTTAGCCAGAGCCAGCGCTTCGTTGTACTTGGTGTTGTACAGCGTGATTAGGTCGGCCTCACCCTTCATGTACGTGTACGCCTCAACCAAGCTGCCGTAAAGAAGTACTGTATCGAAGTTGTCGCCCAGCCATGTCTGACCAGAAGCGGCGGTTGTGATCGACTCAGGGTAGTAGTAATAGTGCAATTCTACGTAGTACGCGGCATCCGGCGTTGGGCCAAGGATGAGTGATAGCTCGTTTGTAATTGCTGAACTGACAATTGTTGGCCCGAACAAAGCGTAGTATTTTGGCTCGCCCGTGGAATTTGGTGCTGGATACGCTTGACGAATAAAGTTTGCGTCCTTGTTGAGCAAGTACTCATACGTACCAGTGTCTAAATTTGCGCCAGTAACGCCCGTCACCAAGGCCAACGAGTACACCGCCAAGAAGTCGGTCGGCAAAGATATGTACTTGTTGTTTGCCGTTATCACCGAGAACTGATTCTTGCGAATAGAGGGGAACTGCACCGAGTTGTAGATGCGCTGCTCCGCCTGCGTGATAAGCAAGTTGATCTGCGTCGTGCTGGACACGGTGGTGTTGTTCGCCAGATATGTCTCTGGGAACTGGTTTTCCGTGTACGACTGAATTGCCGCTACAAGCTCGGTGTACGTCATGCTTTACGCCATTGGGCCACGAGCCATCACGCCCTTGGTAGCTGCACCTGTGCCACGGATTTTGATGCCCGAGGTTTTGGTTGGCTGGTCACCAGCAGACTTGCTAATAGCGCCAAGGCTCACGTTGTAGGTGTCCAACTTGCTGAGGTTTGGCATCTTGCCCGGGTTGGTTTCCGCAGCTACGGTTTTACCGGTCATGGTGTGTGGTTCAGCATAGACGCTGGCATCACCAACTTCTTTGCCGCCAATTTTTTTGCTGTATTTAGCCATCTTCAACTCCTTATGTGGTAACCGTAACTGTACCAATTTGCACACCCAAAGCCAAAAGATTTGGCGTCAGCGCATCATCAAAAAACCTAGAGCCACCCACCGGATACCAGCCCCACTGGATATTCCGGCTACCCTCCCCTTGGTACCCGTTCGCCAAAAGCCCTGAAGCCACATAGCTACGGTCTGGGCGCGGGTTACGCAAGGCTTGCGGATCATCAACAGGATACATACCCAACTGAAGCTGCGGTTGATCTGGGTCCCAACACTCAGGACATACAAGCAAATTGTACGTCTTAGTCTTGATAACTTCCTTCTTCAGCAGTTTTAACTTGAAGCGCTGCCCACAGCGGTCGCACTCGCTAATTGCGTTCTTACCACTGGCAAACCTGTTGCCCATATCAGTTTATAAACATCTGGCGCGGCACGAACCGTACAGACGCCTTTTCGCGGTCCTCATCCGAAGCTAGTTGCCAAGCCTCGTCGTATTGTTGTTTGAGCATAGGCAGGCGTTCAAACCCTGAAGGAATCTTGCCCGCTAGGTAATACGACAAGCCCGCTGCCATGCACGGCACAAACCGGAATGGGACGTCCATGATGTTGACACCGCCACCAGCATCCTGAGTGCGGCGCAAGCGCCAGTAGGCCAGCGTATAGGTCTGTGAGCCATCGGGTGTCGGCCAAACGGTAACGGCGGGCAACTGCTCCCAGTACACGGCTGCACTAGTGGTATGAGAGGCTGCGGTACTGTTATTTTGAGCGCGGAAACAGTTGTTTAGGGTATTCCCTGATATGTAGCTGTAATTGATGGTCTCGCTGTCAATTTTGATGAAGCCAGATGCAGGTAGGCCCACAGTAGAACTGAGGGTGATGGTTGTGGCCGTTGCTGTAATAGTGCCGTTTAGCGTCAAACTCGTAGCGGAGCTTTGTGCGTTGTACCGCTGAATCCAAATCTGAATGGGCCGCGCCTGCTGGATTTTGTTCGGGATCGTAGCGTATGTTGATACGCTGATCCGGGTGATCGTCAAGTCTGCCTGTGTAGACGCTACGTTACCGCCAGTGCGGATGACGTGCTCAAGCAGGTCAATGGTGTCAGATGGCAGGGCGTAGGTGTTCTGGCCCTGCACGAAGGTGATGGTGCCCGGCTCAATCGACCACATGTTGATGCCACGGTTGGCCCAATCAGCGAACATGATGTTCAGACTACGGCGAGCAGTCCGCAGGTCATAGCCGGTACGCATCTCGCTACCGGCGCGTTCAAACGCCTCCTCGACCAATTCAGTCAGGTCAAGGTTAAATGCGGAAGCGCCGGAGGTAGTTGCCATTATCTAAACCCTGCTGTTTTCTTTGCAATCGTTTTGGGTTGAGCTACGAATTGCTTCCCGGCGGCTTTTCCTGCTCGCTTGGCTTTGGTCGTTGCAGCGTACTCAGCAGGGCTGAGACTTTTGATAGCAGCGCTTGGAAGGTATCGCTCACCTGTTTCAGAAGATTTTTTACCACTTTTGGTTCTCCAGTCTTGTTTGCCCCAGTCTTTGAGGGATTTCTGCGGATTTTTAATCACGATACCCGCCGCCTGCTTTTTTGTAGCGTTGTGCCACCATCTGAGCTTTTCTGGCGCTCCATTGCCCTGCGCCTGTGCCCGCTGTGGCTTCTGCTTTCACGGCGTTAAAGATACGCTTGCGTAGTTCAGGCTTGGTGTAGTTACCCGCAGCGTTGACCGTGGACTTTGTTTCTCCACCCTCTTTGTACGAAGCCGTCTTAGCCGCGTTGGCAAAGTCACCCTTCTTGGGTGCACCAGCCGCGCCCGCGCTACGCATCTTCTCGCCAGAACCTGAAGCAATACGCTTTTTCTTGGCCGCAATATTGGCATACAAGCCGCCTCCTTTCATGCCCGGATTCCTTGGATTCTCTGGATTTTCTGGATTCTCTGGATTCCTTGGATTCTTTACATTTTTGGGGTTCATGGGATTAGCTTTCACTTCCCCGCCTTCAACCATCTTGACAGCTTTGGCTTTAGGCACTTTCTTAGGGTTAATGTCCCCCATGCCACGGCTGGACATCATTTCTTACCGCCTTTGATTTTTTTAGCTAGAAACAATTTATCAACCATTTCTATCCGTTGGGGTTTGGTCGTAACTTTGTTAATAATACCCAGCCGCTTCGGTTTACTCGCGCCATAAAACCCAGCCTTTGTTAAAGACTTAACTACACTGCTCTTGGGTTTTGCGGTTGCCATAATTACACCATCCGGCCTTTTGTGTGGCCCTTGGTAACGCAACCATCAGCACGAGTAACACCACCGGACTTGAAGCGTTTACCCATTTCGGTCCTAGTAGTCGGTGCTTTCTCCGCTGCCTTCTTGGCTTTTTCATCAGCCATTGTCTGCTTCATAGCATCCGTAGGTGGGGCATCAGTGCCGCCAGAACGAGCTTCTTCTCTAGCTTTTTTTGCCAGAGCTTCTGCGTCAAGTTCTGCTTGTTTTGAATCAGACATGATTAGCACATCTTTCCGCGAGTTTTACCACGCTGGGCTATGCCATCACCGCGCTTAGATGCAGATGAAGTGACCTTGCCGCCCTTTTTCATCTGGGTTTCCGGGGTTTCCGGGGTTGATGCACGGGCCAACATAGCGGCTGCTTGCTTTCCTTCATCGGCGAGTCTTTTTGCTTCCTCTTCCGCTGCACTTTGTTTTTGGGCGTCGCGTGCAATCACTCTTGGCAAAAGCCCCATAAGGCCACTAGAAGCAAGTTTACCTAGCATACCCTTGCCGGTAAGAATACCCGCTGCTGGACTGATGTCACCAAAACTGGATGCCATATTGTTCTCCTTAACAGAC